CTGTCACTTTTTAGTGACCGTAACTATAAATGCCCTAAGGTCAGGCTGTCTCGTTTGTGACTTGAACCTCGTAGTTACGGCTGAGCTTGACGTTCTTTGCGACGGTAATACCTTCGCCGTCACCCAGCATGACAATGTCGTAACGCTCTTTCATCTTCATCTGACGAATGTCACGTGATGGATCATCAAATTGATCTGTGGACAAATCGTCCTTGACCAAAAGTGAGCCAACCTCGTTACGGTCGATGAGGAAAAGGTCTGACTTAGCTGCACTACCACTTGTCTTAGCTGTGAAGCTAACGAATGGCGATACAAGTACGTTGAGACCCATTGGAGCAGTTGCGTTGAGTGCGCCTTCTGGAGATTGTGGACGGTAACCCCAGCTGGTGCCAACAGCCGAAGCTGCGCCACCTGCGTGGAAGATGCTGTCCTTCAAGAAGACGGACCACATGAGTGGGTGGAGGATGAAGTCTGTTGGTACATGCTTCTCTGCCATCAAAACTGCAGCCATGTCTACGATGTCGTCCCAGGTGACGGTGTCATTAAAGGCACCATTGATGTCACGGCCGGTTGTTGAATCGTATGAATTATTGTCGTTGTCAAAGACGATTGTTGCAGCGTCCTTGAAACGGCTAAGTGCAATTTGCTCTTTAAGGCGGGCGAGAGCACGACCTGCTGCGCGGACATGAAGGCCGACGATATCCCAAAGTGAGTCGGCAATAACTTCCTCTGTGAAAGCTAGCTTGACACCCTTTTTGGACACCTTTCCTTCAATTTGCTTAGCGAAGGCTAATGCCTGCTCTGGATATTCTTGTCCTTCGGGAATCTCAGCTGCTTGAATTGCATTAACTGCTGGGAATTCAAGTGAACGACCCTTACCGAGGCGTACAGTTGAAAGTAGGGGGGTAATTAGAAGCTGGGGCTCAGCTGCTTCCTTAAGAGTACGAGAGATAACTTTAGGGAAGAGAATTGCAGCATCAGGTGATGCAAATGCTTCCTTAATTGTAACTCTGTTATCTTGGTCTAGGTACCCATCCTCAGATAATGCGGCTTCCCAAGCTGGGAGTCCAGAGAGGAGCTCTTGGATTGATTTACTCATCTTAGGATATTCCTCCTGTTATTATAGGGTTAAGTTGACGCGGAATGCGCCAATGACATTGTGTACATCCAGGTTGCTACGGATACCAAGCTTGCCTGAGAAAGCACCTGAGCGAGTAATCTCAAATACTGTCTTAAGTGCGCCTGGATCTGAAGGAAGCTGCATGTAGGAAAGCAAGCCATCATCAAAGTTGGTTGCAAACTTTTCTACTTCGACTACCTTACCAACCTGGAGGTAAGAATAGACTGCACTGCTGTTATAAAAATCAGCTGCAGCTGCCAATACTGGACGGCCCATATGGTCCGAACGAACAACGCTACCAACAGTAACGTTTGCGTTAATTGTATCAACCATTGGGTACTCAACGTAACCATGGGTGATGAAGCCTGCACCCTGTGAGGTGCCTTTATCAAATGGACGGTAGAGGTCATACTGAGCAACACCTACTGGGATTGATCTAGCGCCAACTGCGATTGTATCAGTTGCACCAGAGCTATAAGATGGAGTTGCACCATCCAATGGATCCCAAGATGTTGGCATGTTGTCACCCCATGTGACTGAAGATGCTGAACCATTGGCTGGAACAACTCTTGCGTCACCATTGCTATCGGCTACGACTGAAAGAATGGTACCCTTTGGAATCACGATTTCAAAGCGATCATCTTCGCTGTCGAGATACCAAGTTGGCAAACCAGGATGTGGAAGGAGGTATGCTGCTGGAGCAATACCCTCTGATACCACAAAACGGCCTGAACCAGTCTTTGTGCCTACTTTACGAAATTTTGCTAAGCTCATTTCTTATTTTCTCCTTGTTTTAAAGCTTACGACGGCCCATGAGAGCGTCAACAAATACTTGCTCAAGTCCTACTTCTTTCTTAGACTCCTGAACTTCATTGTCTTCGTCAATAGTTGCTACATTCTCTTCGTTTGCAACAGCTGCTGACTCGTTATGAACTTCTGGACCCTCAGAATGACGTGACTTGCGGATTGGCATCTTTGCAAGATCTCTGAGTGAATCAGCAAGAGAAGAAGCTGTTCTTGTCACATGTGACTCGATTAACTCATCTCTTTGTTCTGCTGTTTCTACACCAGCGCTAATCTTTGCATCAACTACTCTTTCCACAAGAATTCTGTGAAGTGCTGACTTAAGTTTTGCATTTTCTTCTTCAAGAGCTTT